ATTCTGGCTGGCCTGCCCGCACTTGAGGCGGCGGGCCTTCTTGCTCCTGGCCGCGCCGCGCAAATCCTTCGGAACCAAGCGCCATGAAAGAGTTTGAGACGCCACAAACCTATGTCCCCGGCAAGCCAATTTTGACGTATTTCAGGCGTCTCTTTGTGGCCTCGGATCAGCTTTTGAACGTCATCTTTGGCGGCGATGAAGATGAAACGATCAGCAGCCGGATTGCCAAGGACCACAGGCGGGGCCGCAAATTCGCCTGTGTGCTGTGCCGTATCTTGGATTGGATCGACCCGCATCATTGCGAAAAGGCCCTTGAGAAGGACGAGGGCAAGCGCCCCGGCCAATACGACCGCCCCAATCGGATTTAATCCATGACGCTCCTAACGCTGCTTCAAAGTGGTAGCAGCGGCAACTATGTCTTGCCCGCTGACGGCGGGGTGTATGCCTACAGCGGCAACAACGCCACGCTGACTTATACGACCGCTGGAGCCTTCACGCTCGTAGCGGACGGCGGGACTTATAGCTACAGCGGCAACAACGCCAATCTGCTGTTTAAGCGGGTTCTAGCGGCTGACGGCGGCACCTACTCATACAGCGGCAACAATGCAAACTTGACCTATACGGCTGCTGGCGCGTTTGTGCTGACGGCTGAAGGCGGTGTGTATAGCTACAACGGAAATGACGCGAGCCTGTTGTTTTCAGGCGTTCCGATTGTCGATTTTGATACCCACGATGGCGATAGGCTGCGTCGGCGCTTTGCCGCTGATCGCAATGAGCGCAAGAAGCGCCGTGACGACGTTATTGCCGCGTTTGAGGCCCTGGTTGAAGGCAAAAACCCAATCGTTGAGGAGATCGTGGAGGAATTCACGGTTGCCAAAGCAGCGCCATCTGTCACAAGCCCGCGCATCGACTACGACAAACTGATCCGCAACATTGATGCTGTCCAGAGGCTCTGGAACGCTTATATCGACATGGACGACGAGGAAATTCTGTTGCTGTTATGAAATACAAAGCCGTTTGGGACAAAAAAGGACTGCTTGCCGAATATGAACACGGCGAACTGGTCTATCTCCGCAAGGACTACGAACCGCCTAATCAGTCCGAACTTGCGCGTCCAATGGTCATTCGCGACATTGAGCCCTATCAGAACATGATTGACGGCAAGATGATTAGTGGCCGCGCAGAGCATCGCGAATTTCTGAGGCGCAACAACTGCATCGAAATCGGAAACGAGAAGATGGAGACGAAAATAGTTGCGCCGAACACAAATCGGCGCGAAACAATCACAAGGCAGCTTAGTGATATGTCTGATCGTCAGGCAAACAAGATTATCAAGCAGCTAAAGAAGGGCATTTGAGTTTGCGAATGGACACCCAAGAGCAACCCACCGAAGAAGCCGTTGACCGCCGCGACTTGCTGTTGCAGCAGTTTGAGGAAGCGGAAACCCCGCCAGAAGAATCCGTTCCTGTAGAAACGCAGGAAGAAGCAGAGCCCGAAGAACCTAAGATTTGGGCCAAACCGCCTTCCAGTTGGAAGAAGGACTATTCCGAGCCCTGGGATACCGTTGATCCCAAGGTGCAGGAATACATCTGGCAGCGCGAAGACGAAATGCGTGCTGGGATTGAGCCCCTGAAGACCAAGGCTCAATTGGCCGAACAGATGCAAAAGGTCGCTGAACCTTACATGCAGACCATCCAGGGCTTAGGCGTGGACCTTCCCACCGCCGTTGGCGCTCTGATGGATGCAGACCACAATCTCAGGTATGGAAGCCCGCAACAGAAGCGGGCATACCTCAACCAATTGGCGCAACAATACGGCGTCAATCTTGGTGACACGGGCGATTTCCAACAAGAAATGCCGGTCGATCCATATATTTCACAGCTTCAACAAGAGTTGTATGGACTCCGAAACGAAGTTGTGGGATGGAAGCAACAGCAGGAAGCGGCCAAGAATGAGACGCTTCAGGCTGAGATTCAGGAATTTTCGTCAAAAGCGGAATTTTTTGAAGATGCAAAGCCTACGATGATTACGCTCCTACAGAGCGGCGTCGCAAGCACACTACAGGACGCCTATGATAAGGCTGTCCGTCTTGACAACGACCTCTTTGAAAGAGTGCAGCAAGGCCAACAAGCCGCCGCTGAAGCCGCCAAGAGGAAAGCCGCCGATCTGGCGGCAAAGTCTGCCAAGGCAGCAGCGGTAAGTGTTCGGACTTCTACACCCAGGGTTCAGACGGCTACCAACGCGCAAGACAGGCGGTCCATGTTGCTCGCTCAATTCAGTGACGCGGCAGACCGTCTTTGATGAAACCCTGATTAGGAGGCAAGCCAATGGCTTATGCTAACTCTGCTGTCAGCGACATCATTGCGACGAACATCCAAAGCCGCAGTGGTGAACTTGCTGATAACGTCACCAACAACAATGCCCTTCTGCGTCGTCTGAAGGAACGCGGGAACGTCAAGACGTTCTCCGGCGGTAACGTGATCTTGCAAGAGATCATGTATAACGACGCTTCGTCCAACAACACGAACAGCTATTCCGGCTACGAAACGCTGAACGTGTCCCAGAACTCGCCCATTTCGGCGGCTCAATTCGGCATCACCCAATACGCTTCGGCTGTGACCATTTCGGGCCTCGAAATGATCCAGAACAGCGGCAAGGAAGCCATCATTGATCTGCTTGATGGCCGTATGTCGGTCGCTGAAGCCCAACTTCAGAACCGCATGAGCGGCGACATCTATCTTGATGGAACCGGCAACAGCGGCAAGAACATCACCGGCCTTGGCGCGGCTGTTCCTGACGTTCCGACCTCGGGCACCTACGGCGGCATTAACCGCGCCACCTGGTCCTTCTGGCAGCCCAAGTCGTTCTCTGGCGTGACCAACGGCGGCGCGGCTGTCTCGGCTTCCAACATCCAAGCCTACATGGATGCTCTGGCCGTTCAACTGATCCGTGGCACCGACAAGCCCGACCTGATCGTGGCGGATAACAACTACTACCGCCTCTATCTCCAGTCGCTCCAGGCTATCCAGCGCATTTCGGACTCCGGTTCGGGCATGGCTGGCGCTGGCTTCGCCTCCCTCAAGTATTACGGCGCGGGCATGGCCTCCGACGTTGTGCTTGACGGTGGTATCGGTGCTTCGGCTACGGCGAACCACATGTGGTTCCTGAACACCAAGTATCTGCACTTCCGCCCGCACGCTGACCGGAACTTTGTTCCCATCGGCGGTGAGCGTCAGTCCGTCAACCAAGACGCCATTGTGAAACTGATCGGCTGGGCAGGCAACATGACCTGCTCGGGCTCTCAGTTCCAAGGCGTCCTCATCGCCTAAGAAAAGGGAACGATCATGGCTTACACTTTTGACGAACCCAAGCTGGGCCTTCAGCAAGTCGATCAGATTGACGATGGCGTGCTTTCGCCCGCCAGCGTCTCCAACGGCTCCACCACCGTCATTCCGACCCCGCCTTACGTGCTGGGTCAGATTGTTCGTGGGTTTGATCCCGTCTACGGGGAGGGTGAATTCATCCTTCTCAAGGGCGTTGCCAGCACCGCCGTAGGCTCTGTCGTTACCTACAACGGCACGACCTACGAAACCGCCCTGGCTCCGGTCACGGCCAACCAAGCGCGTCCCGTGGCTATCTCGATGGCTGCTAACACTTCTGCCACCAAGTTCTCTTGGTATCAGATTGCTGGCACCGCCGTTGCGGCTCGGACTTCAGGCGTTCGCCTTAACCCGACTGTCGCCATTGGCGTCACTTCGGCGGGCAAGGTTGCGGCTTCTTCGTCTGGCAAGGAAATCCTTGGCGCACGTTCGGCCAATGCTGCTACCGTGGCCTCTGCTACGACTACCGTTGCCATCGTGATTAATCGGCCTCATATGCAAGGCCGGATCACCTAAGACGGGTGGGGGAGGGGCAACTCTCCCCCATTTCATATGGACATTGAAATTCTCTGCAATACGAACGACGACATTCTTTTCGCTAACATTAGCGAGAACTCGCGCAAGCATCGGTCCTGGATCAAGATGCTCGAAGCGCATGACGGACACGCGGTCATTGTTGGCGGCGGTCCATCGCTCCAGGAACATCTACCCACAATCAGGAAGCGCAAGGATTTAGGGCAGACGATTTTTGCCCTGAACGGCGCGGCTGCGTTCCTGAGCAAGAACGGCATCATCCCTGACTATCAGGTCATTCTTGATGCGCGGCCCGGCAATGTCGTGCTGATCGGCAACGCGCATAAGTATCTCATCGCTTCACAGTGCGATCCGGCCATTTTTAACGTGCTTGGGAGCGCGTTTATATGGCATCCGGCCATTGAGGGCATTGAGGAGCATTTGCCCGCCCACGACGATGATTATGCCCTTATCGGCGGCGGCACGACCGTAGGGCTGTCGTCCATGTGCCTCGCCTACACGATGGGCTTCAGGAAGCTGCACCTGTTCGGCTATGACTCGTCGCACCGCGCAAGCCTTGGACACGCCTACGAACAGCCGATCAATGCGACGGAACCGCTGTGCAAGGTCACGCTTGGCGGCAAGGTGTTTACGTCCAGCCTGACTATGGCGCGGCAAGCCGAACTGTTCCCAGATGTCTGCAACAACCTGATCGACCTTGGCTGCATCATTACGGTGGATTCGGATGGGCTGATCATGGAGGTGATGAACCAGATGCGTCTGGCCGCGCAGCCCATGACTGAGGAAGAAAAATACCGCAAGATGTGGGAATTTGACTCCTACCGGATCATGTCCCCAGGCGAGAATTTTGCCGCTGAATTTGCCGAAGTCGTCAAGCCGCACTTCCTCGACATCATTGCGGACTTCGGCTGTGGCACCGGGCGCGGTGGCTTGGCGATCAACAAGCTTACCAACTGCGATGTCATATTCGTGGACTTCGCAGATAACTGCCTTGATTTGCGGGGACAGTTTCCGTTTGTCTACGCAGACCTGACTGAGCCCATGTCAATGAAGGTAAGTGCCGACATTGGCTATTGCACAGATGTTATGGAGCATATTGAGCCTGAAAAGGTTGCGGACACGATCCGAAACATTATGGATTGTGTTGACAAGTGCTTCTTTAAGATTGCCTTGTTTCATGACAATATGGGCTCCTTGATAGGGCATCCCCTGCATCTATCCGTTTTCCCCGTCGAATGGTGGGAAGAACAATTTGCAGGATACGATGTGCTATATAGGAACCATGACGGGGACACCCCCTTTCCGTATGCTACCTTCTACGTCCAAGCCAAAGAAAGGGCTTAACAATGGCGATTCCCTCGCGTGTTCTGGCGGCTGGTAATGCTCCGCTTTCTACCGAAGTCATTTGCGGCGATGCGGCCAACAGCCTGACCGCTACCGGCTCTACCACCGCCGATGCTTTGCAACTGAGCGCGGTCCTCAACAACGTAACGACCACCGCCGCATCTACCGGCGTCAAGCTTCCGCCCGCCGAAATGGGCGCTATGGTTGTCGTGTTCAACAGCGGCGCAAACTCGCTGACGGTCTATCCCATCGCGGGCACGACCATCGACGGCAGCGCGTCTGTTGCTATTGCAACGGGCAAGGAGCGCATCTTCTTCGGCTTCTCCCCGACCGTCTGGCTTTCACATCTCGGAGCGTAATTCATGCTGGATAGCGATGTTCACAACTCGGACACCCATCTTTTCGTTGAGTTTTATGAATACGAAAACGACCCCTACAGGGGACGGCCTTTCGTCAGGATTATGACCCCTGGAGACAAAACGAACGTCATTGAGACGTTTGCCAACGACGATCACAAGATGCGGTTCCCGCGCCAATGGCTCGCTTTCCAGATGAGGGGTTCCGACGAAGTTGCAATGCTGATTGGCGTCCCGCTGTCGCGGTGGCGTCAAGAGCGACCGGATGACCTTAGCGAAGTGCAACAGGCTGAGTTGCAAATCCTGAAGTTCCAGACGGTCGAACAGGTTGCTACTTCGACGGACGCGCAGCTTCAGCGGATCGGAATGGGGGCTGCGGGACTTCGGGAACGTGCCCGCGCCTATCTCACCGGCAAGAACAACGCGGAAGCAGAAAGCAAGATCAGCGCCCAACAGGCCGAAATCGACGAACTCAAGAAGCAGATGCAGGCCATCTTGGGTGAGCGGCGAGGCCCTGGGCGCCCCAGGAAGGAAGATACGGTAAATGCCATCGACAATGCTCCAGTTGGTGACTCAGGTCACAAATGAACTAGGCATTTCGACGCCTGCGTCGGTTGCCGGTAACGCTAATCAGGACGTAGTTCAGCTTCTCGCGTTGATGAACGCATCGGGATACGAACTGCTCCGAAAGGCTGACTGGCGAAGGCTTACCGCCGCGCATTCCTTCTTCACGGAATTCACGACCACTACGGGCACCTACACAACGGCGGCAAGGACGGTTACGGGCATTCCGTCCACCGCTGGGCTCGACACGACCTATATGGCTGTGGGCTTGGGCCTGCCAAACGGCACGTTCATCGAAAGCGTGGATTCGCTCACCCAGGTCACTCTGTCGGCTTTCCCGCAAGACGCGGCGACCAGCGGCACCATCTATTTCCAGAAGGTCAAATACGACTTCCCGGCTGACTACGACGCTATTGTTCCGCGCACACAGTGGGACAAGAGCAAGCATTGGGAAATGCTCGGCCCTGAAAATGCCCAACAGTGGGAATGGCTGCTGAGTGGCTATATCAGCACAGGCCCGCGCATTCGGTGGCGTCTGTATGGCGACTATTTCCAGATTTGGCCGGGGCTCTCGACGGCTGAAAACCTTAGCTTTGAGTATCGCAGCAATGGTTGGGCTCGCAGCGCCGCTGGCGTCCCAAAGACTAGCTTTACGGTCGATACTGACACTTGCATCTATCCCGACCGGGTTATGGTGCTAAACACGAAGCTAAAGTATTTCCAAGCCAAGGGCTTCGACACCACGGCCCTGTATCGGGACTATTACACCGAACTGGATACGGCGATTGCACAAGACACTTCGTCCGCGAACCTCTCCTTTGCGCCGCGCCCTGGAAACATCCTGATCGGCTACGACAACATTCCTGACAGTGGATACGGGCGGTAATGGGCTTCTCGCCTCGCACATTGGTTCAGAGGGCTTCGGCGCAAGTCGAATCCCTGCCCGCGCCTGTCGGGGGCTGGAACGCCCGTGACTCGCTGGCAAATATGGATGCGATGGACGCGGTGACAATGGTCAACATGTTCCCGACCGTCTCCAGCGCGGTTTTGCGTGGCGGATACACCGAACACGCGACCGGCCTTGATGGTCAGGTGCAGTCGCTCATGACCTATGCGGCGGGGCCGGTTACGGAACTGTTTGCGGTCACGGACACCGGCAAGCTTTACGATGTAACCAATTCCGGCCCTGTCGGCGCTCCGCTGGTGACGGGGCTGTCGGGCGGCGTATGGGAACACGTTAACATCACGACGAGCGCGGGTAGTTACCTTGTCGCGGTCAACGGCGCTAACGAGCCCGGCCTGTATGACGGGACGACTTGGACAAGCATTTCGACGGGCAGCGGTGGAACTCAGATTTTCGGCGTGACGACGAGTGATCTTATCAACGTGGTGCTGTTCAAGAACCGGCTGTGGTTCATCGAAAAAAACACGCTGAACGCTTGGTATCTGCCTACGGACTCCATC